TCATACGGTCTCCTCCGGCTTGTAGTTCCGGGGCATCGGTTGCCAGTTCAAGGTGCCGTTCGGATGGTCGTCAATGTTTTGGGCGTCCTCGACGGTGTAAATCTGGCCGTTGCGCTCGGCGCATGTCCGACCGTATGGGTCGCCTGGGTCAACGTAGTTATCGTCCGGGTCGCCGTCTATATCATCCGCGCGGACGTGGGTAAAGCCTTGCTCCTTGAAAAAACCGACGCTCGTCTGGTTCTGGGTCCGCATTATCTCGGTCCGGGCGATCGTGCGGGAGCGGTTCTCGGTCTCGGTCAGGATCGACCGGAGACCTGGGAATTGGTCAGCCGGGACTCCCCGCGCCAACTGCGAGATGGAGTAGCCATTCTCAAGGGCGATTCCCACCGCTCGGCTGATGGCCCGGTTGGTCGTCCGGTGAATCATCGTCGCCCTGACCGGCGCCTGGACTAAGACGGACTGCACAAATGGCAGTTGCTCCGTCCATTCCAACGTCCCGGCGAGGCCGGTGGCGTTGATGGCGGCCACTGTTTTCTCGCTCATTCGGAGCATCGCCCGTTCGACGATGGCCGCTAGGTCGGAGATTGCGTCCTCCGGATATAACGAAGCGGGATTAAAGTCTGACGGGAAGTCCTTGGACTCCGCGCCGCTGCGTTCCATCCACCGGCCCAGGATGCCGTCCACCCGGTTACGGAGTCCGCGGAAATACCGCTGCACCCGCTTCGCCATCTCGTCGGTCTCCACCTCCCGGTCCTCCAGAAGTTGGCGGCGTAACAGTCCGGCCCGTCTGGCTACCCTTGGCGCTTTCAATTCCGGGATGGCGTCCCATTCCTTGAGCGTTCCGACCGGCAAAGACTCCTCCACCGGAGCGGCGCCAACGGCGACCGGGGCCGGTGTTCCCTCGGCCACTTCAAATATGGCCGCGGGGATTCTGCGGATCGCGCCATCGGTGACGGCCTGGAGTCCTAGTTGTTCCCTGGCCTCGTTCAGCGTCACGATGCCGCCGGCGAATAAGCCGGTCACCCTGGAGGTCATCGCCTCCCGGTCGTCAAGGCCGGAGCGCATCGCGGCCCAGTCCACGGTTAGGGTCTCGTTGCCGGCGTACTCGTCAAACATATTCCGGTTGATATGCCGGAGGATGCGGGAGACCATCGGCTCCAGGGTCTCGGAGTGGAAGGCCAGCCGGGCCTCGCGGTAATTGGAATAGGTCGAGCGTTGGAGTCCGACGTTGGCCCCGACCAGGATGGCCGGGACGCCGAAGACGGCGCAGATACGGGACTCGGTCAGGTTGTGGAGTTCGGGCAACGCCATGTCTTTCGGAGCGTTTGCCATCGGCACATAGTCGGCATCCTCGTCCAGGATGGCGATGCGGTGGAAGTTGTTACGTCCGCCAAACTGAGACCGCCAACGGGACCGGATGACCGACGCCTCCTCCTGGGTGTTGAGGCGCCGCTTGATTTTGAGGAGGCCGCTGGGAACGCCGGCGTTCTGGAAATAGGTCTTGGCGAAGTCCGTCATGTTTAGATCGAGGTTGACGTTCCGCGCCAGGACTTGGAGAGGACTCAGGCCGTAAAGGTCGCCGCCGGGATTCGGCAGCGCCAGATGGCAGATGTCCTCCCGTGGGATGGAGTAAGTTTTCCCGCCGACCTCGTAAATATATCCCTCGGCGCCGTGGTCTCCGCCTATGATACGGACCCGGTCGGGCCGGAGGTGGTAGAGCGCGGCGACCTTGCCGGAGCGGTTGCGTTCCTTGAGCGTGTAGGTATTCCCGGCCACCATCAAATAGGTCACCAGAGTCTCGATGAAGGAATACCAGTCGGAGGTCGGGTTCGGCTTGCTGGTCAGGTCGTGCAGGAGACCGGAGGTTATCTCAACGGCGCCGCCGCCGGTGGCGGGAGCCTGAACATAATACCGGGGAGAGGCCGCGCTGACCGCCAGCTCACGGATGCAAGCGTGGACGATCTCGGACTTGCCGTATCCCTCGGTGGCGAATGATTCAAAGCTGGCGTCCGGGTAGGTCGCCTGACCCACGTCGTAATTGAGCGGGACGGCGACGGCCACATCGCCCGGTTCTTGCTTTCGGAGGAAGTCCCAAAACGGCAAAATGACCTCCACCGGCTTCGGGCGAAATTCGCCTCGGACACTTGCCGGATAAGGCCACTAGCTAAAATCTAGCATAACGGGGAGCAAAATAAAAGCCCCGGCGGTTGGCCGGGGCTGGTGGCTGGGTTGGGTCGTTAATTTATCCGAGGTAGAGTCCGGGCCGGTCCTCGACCAGGTGACGTTCGTACCACTGTCCCGCTTCCTCTCGTTCTTCCTCGGTCATACGGTCGGCCATCCGGTCCATTTCTTCCCGTCCGCGGAGGACTTGGTCTCGGCAGATTCGCATCTGGTTGGTGCGGTCTTTAGGACTCAGGGTCTGGTTGGTCTGGGCGGTATCTTCGGACTTCTCGAATTTTTCTACTATCGCCAGTTTGTCCATCCATTGCTCGACTGTGATACTCATCTCGGTTCCTCCCCTTACTTACTTACTAAGTATATTATAAGGGATACCGTTATAAACTGTCAAGTATTTTGGCGGTCAGTTTTGCTAATTGGTATAAACTCGTTTCCTTTACGGAAATTACCCAACCACGGGCGGTAGGGCTTCATCCGCTTGGTGTGGCCGGTGCAGTACATCAGGCCGTTCTCGTAACGGTAGGACAGTTGCCACCCGTCCTTGACGATGGCATAGGTCACGCCAGGAGTCGAGATCGCGTTGCGCTTGGCCCACCGCCGGCCAGATGCCCAGTCCTTGGTCTTGACGATGAACGGCCTCACGCCTCGTTACGGGTCTTACATCGGGCGCAGATAATGACCGTCCCCCGCTCGGCCTTCTCCGCCAGGAGTTTCCCGCAATGACCACACCTCAATTCCTTGGTCAATCGTCCTCTTGGTCCGCGATGAACTGGGCGCATAAACCCAGGAGGGCGGACGCCATAGCCAGCATCGCCATACTGGCCGCGTCTTGCTTTCCTTCTGCCATATCCTCTGCCGCGTCCAACCACGCCCGACCGTTCTGGAAGTATTGCTCCGGAGTCTTCGGTCCCTTATCCTCGGATGCCATGATCTCCTCCATCACCAGACTCCCACTCCCGGACCCGCCCCGGAATAGCACATCGCCAGAGCGTCGGCATCGTCCGGGCTCCCGCCGGTCGAGCGTTTCTTAAAGTCGTCTTTACTCTCCAGCTTGATGCGCCGGTCTCCCTGGACGGTGTACCGCCGCGCCGATAGCTGGGCGATGACCGCCGGGTTGTCGTCAATGTCTATCATCCCATCCCGGAAGGCTTGCCCCAACTCCAGCCACGCCTCGGCGATGGCGTTGACATACCTGTCAGACCTCCGGGCCTTCTCGCCTCCGTTGAACGGGACGATCCGGACCCGACCGCCGGCCACGTTCTCCTCGTTCAGCCGGTCGGTCACGCCGCCGCCGACGCCGGTGTCGTCCACGATTATCGCGGTAACGTCCGGGTCGTCCTCGGCCATCGCCTTGAGATGTCCGGCGACCTCCTGGGTGTCCCGGCCTTGAGACTTCCAGACCAACCGGCAGACGTTCCCTTGCCGGCGGTAAACCACGGTCTTGTCGGCGCCGAATCTGGCAACGTCACAAGCCAGCGTGGCCTCGCCCTCCGGCTCAAGCTGCCGCTCGACGGCGTCCATCAAGAGAGACCGCGGGACGATGGCGTCCTCCAGGTTGTCCGGGAACCGCCCCAGGACCGAAGCGATATATAGGGCTGAGTCCTCTCCCCACTCCCGGCGCCGCTCCTCGATCTGCTCGGCGGTCACCATGCCGGGGATGACCTCGCGGCCTTGCTGGATATTGGGCGTGTCGGCAGCGGCGATCTCGATGGTGTGGTAAAAGTCGGAGATGCCGTGGAAGGCGTCATAGAACTCGCCGGAGCTGGCAAAGGCGTTCCCCGTCAAAAGCATTCGGGCCGGGTTTAATCTCTTGACGGCGTCTATATGGGATTGCTCGATGTTGTGGGCCTCGGTCAGGATGACCAGAAGGTTGGGCGAGTGAAAGCCCTGGATGTTGTACTCGTTATCGGTAGCGAACCCGACCGCGTAGTGGCGGTCATCCAACTCCCACCGGGCCGTCCGGTACATCTGACCACCCAGCGGCGCCCTCGATGTTAGGTATGCCGACCGGGCTTCCTTCCAGACGATGTCGGAGACCTGGCGGTGAGTCGGGCCGAGGACGACGGTGATGGCGGGATAACGGGTTGCCATCCACCAGAGCATCAGCCTGGCCGATTGCCAGTCCTTCCCGGTCCCGTTGGCGCCGACGACCGCGACCCGGTTATGGTCTCTGACCGCCCTCGCCATCTCTAATTGCTTATCGTAAACCGTGGTGCAGCCGAGGACGGCTTTCCAGAAGTAGTCCGGGTCGGCTTTGGCGCGGTCAACGAGGAAGCGTTTCTCAGCCTGGGATAGCGTCGTCATGTTAGGTTGTACGCGTTATGGACGGTCAAGCGCGGCCTGGATTTCAGACCCGTCACTCGTATCTTGTGGTTACATTCGGGACACCGTGTCCACCGGGACTTTGTGCCATCTAAACGGCTTTCTATCTGACCACCTATAACCCGGAATTGTTCGCCTTCCTGGACTTCAATCTCGCCGGTGACAGGAGCCCCGCTATTGGCACACAATATCCGGAGCCGTCCGATCTTGTCGTATCTCTCGACCGTTCGCCCTTGCTTAGTCTTAGTTCTCCACGGCCAGGTCAATCCCCATATCGACATGGTCTCCCTCCACCACTTGGCCGGCGCCGTCCATCGCCTCCCGGAGGAGGTCCGCGAAGGTAACGCCGCCAACCATGACGTTCTGTTGCTGGAGTTGGATCAATGGCTTCTCCGGTATCAGACCGCCGATGGTATCCAGGCGCCGGAGGATGTCCAGGACGATCCCCGTGGCCCTCGCGGCCTGGTTGTCATCGGAGCCGGTGGCCTGACTCCACCACCGCAGGAGGAGCCGTTCATAGCGGGACCGCTGGAGGTTGTACTCTTGTTGAACGGCTTCCTTGTCGTCCCGGCGGACTTCGGCCAGACGCCGCTTGACATCATTCCAGACCTGGGCTTTGGAGACTCCAAGCTGGTCGGCAATCTCTTGCTCGGTCTCTCCGGCCATCTTCATCTGGATGACCTGGTGACGCCGTTGTTCAGCGATTATCTTGTTGCCGTTTTGTAAAGCCATGACCTAGCCACCCGGCATAGTTGTTCGCCGCCAATTCTACCATACCGCATAAGCGGGACGGTCTGAACTACTGCCGATGGTAGTAAATGGCCGCTATGGGCTTCTCAGAACCATATAGGTGCATATACGAGGGAGGTCAAGGCCGCGGTTATGGTCCCAGCGCCCGTCCGATCTTGAATGACCGCTTGAGGGCTTCCCGGACGCAGGGCTGGCACCGGCGGTTGGTGCCTCTTTCCATGGTCCGGATAGCGGTCCACCGCTGGAGATGGCAGCAGGGGCATTCAGTCCAGACGTACTTCCGGGCACCAACCATCCCCAGGTCTGTCGCTTGGACGATGTCGCCAATGTCAGGCATCATTCACCCCTCAATATTCGCTCGATCTCCCCGTCCAGGCCGTCCGGTCGCCAGAGGTAGTATTCAACGCCGGGGCATTCGGAGAGGACTTCCCCCCATTGGTCTTGACCTGGGAGCCAGCGGCGACCGGAGGCGTTATACCGGCCTTTGGTCAGCTTGCCCTTGACCGTCTTTAACTCCGCGAATATGACCCGCGGCGGACGCACCATCCGGAGGTCTGGTTCTCCCGGTTCGGACTTCCGGGCGTCGTGAGTGAAGCCCACGATCCAGCCATAAGTACGGGCGAGGTCGATAACGGTCGCCTGGAAGTCCTTCTCGGTGATGAGTTGCATCAGATGTCCAGCGGAAACGGCACATCCTCAACCCGCTCGATATGGAGTAGATTCTTTTGCGCCTGTCTAAAATAGCTCGGTTTTAGCTCTACTCCGATGCCAAGACGCCCCAATTTAACCGCTTCGTAAACTTCGGACCCGACTCCCATAAACGGCGTGAAGACCTTCTCACCTGGATTTGACCACAACGTAACGCACCGATTGATTACGTCTAATTGGAGGGGATGTATATGTTTTTCGTCCTGTTGGTCTCTTGCTTCGCGATAGGGCAAAACACGGTCAAGCCGTATGTCATCCCAGAACGCCGAGGCGTATTGCCGCCATATCCAATGAGAGTATCGGTTTTCTCTTTGGTTCCCCTCCATCCCCCGCAGATGGTGCAATTCGGCGGGTACTTGCCTTTCACCAATGTATTCAGTTAATCCCACCGGATGAACGATTGGGACCGGATTCTCCCCATGCCTACGAAACACGAGGAGATAATCCGCTGAGGCCACGCTGCAACGGGAAGAATCCTCAATCAAACTGCGATGAGCCAGGTTTTTAGCCATTGTCCGATTGCGAACGGTGAGCGGTTCCTTCCAGACATGGTAACGGGCGATGTACTCAAATCCGATGTCTTTGTGAAGCCGGATAATATCCCCAGGGAAGTCCCTCAGAACATCAACTCCGGTATTCCCCGATGGGACGTCCATACAGTGAACCGCGGTCATGCGCCCCGGCATAGTCAGGCGGAATAATTCCTGCACCACAAATCGGTAATGCTCAAAAAATTCCTCATAACTGCGGCAGTTCGATAGATCATTTTCAGAGGATGAATAATGGTAGAGTCCGGCAAAGGGAGGCGAGTATACTGATAGGTGAATGGACTCACTGGGCAAGGTGGGCATCACCTCGCAACAGTCACCCAGATATATAGCATATTGGTCTGTGATCTCTTGATTCATTACAACCATGACGGGATTGACACCTCCT